CCAGCACGTGGTGTGCGAGATCGTCAGGATCCTGCGCGACAAGGGCGTGATCGTTCGCTTTGCCATTCATCCGGTGGCGGGCCGCATGCCCGGACACATGAACGTGCTGCTGGCCGAGGCGAAGGTGCCCTATGACATCGTGCTGGCGCTCCAGCACGCGCGGAGGTGGGCAGCGGCAGGCTGTAGCGCGCCGACAGATAGCCGTCGATCTCGGCCGACGCCTGATCCAGCGCGCCGGACACCGCGTCGGACTGCTCGGCATCCTCCGAGGTGATGTCCGTCAGCAGGTCATCGCCATAGATGCGGATGATGGTGGCGATCGAGGCATAGGCCATGGGTCAGAGGTCCGCCGTGGCCGCCGCGACAGCGAAAAAGCTGGCGGTCTGGATTTCGGTGATCGCAATCGCCGCCTCGCGGGCACCCTTGCCACGCGCATCGCGGATGACCTCGCATTCGCTGATGAGCGCGGCGGCCAGCGCCTTGATGCGATCGACCGATTCCAGCCTCGACAAGTTGAAGCCCATCCGCACCAGTTCGGCGGCGGCGGGGCTGATATTCGACTTTCCGTCGGGGACGGCGGCGGTGTGGATGGCGACGTGCATTGCGGGAACTCCATAGGAAGAAAGGGGCCGGTCTCTCCCGGCGGTCACGTCCATTCCCTCAGACGTTGCAGATGCGGACCGCCCCGCATCGGGCCTACTCGAACCGCCCGCCGCGCCTGACAATGGCCTGATGGCGGGATCGCGACTGGTTCTTTCGCTCGGGATCATTCGCCGGCGGGATCCTCCGCCGGCTCCATGTGGATCTTCAGCAACGGATCGGCGCTGATGGCGCCGAAATCAGCCTCGCTCAACTGATCCACGGGGATGCGCACGGGCGTCGCGGAAAAGCTGCGCCCCGCGCGGCGCCGGCGCGGCGCCGTGCTGGTGATCACCGCCACCATCGGCGCCGTGACCAGTTCCAGATCGGCGATGCTCCCCGCAGCGTCCACCACGTCGGCCTTCGGATTACGTGCCATGCCCGCCCCCTCACGCCAGCCAGGTCGAGGACAGCACCTCGACCGCCTTATAGAGCGGGTTGTCCGCCCCATCAGCGGTGCGCTGCATGTTGATCAGCTCATTCGCGGCATCCTCCAACTCGGGCGGCACGATCAGCAGGTTGGGCGAGATGTTCAGCGGCCGGCCCGCATCGCCCTTCAAGCTCTTCATCGCCAGCCGCGCCGCCTTGAAATTCGCGGCATTCAACGCGGCCTTCGAGCCGAAGGCCAGTTGCCAATAGGCATAGCCCGCCGCGCCGCGCGACCGGGTGCCATACAGGAATTCATCGTTCATGAAGACCCGGTCGGACTTGGCCGGATCGTCATGGATGATCAGTTCGGGCTTGACCCGGTCCTGATAGATGATCGGCTTCACCGGCCGGGTGGTGCAGAGCAGATACCACGCGGGGCCGGCACCGGCCTGCATGTTCGACACCGACGCCTCGTTGCCGTCCACCACCACCGGGTGATCCGTGTCGAAGAAATTCTGCCCGTCATAGCAGGGGCTGTCGAAGCCTGCCGCCAGCGCCTGATAGGCCAGTTCCTCGGGGTGTTCGGCGGCGGCCACCGCCATGCCCTTGATCGCGGACTTGTAGGTGCCGACGGTATCGTCCTCGATCGCGTCACGACTGACCGCCACCGTGTCCTCGAACTTGAGGTTCTTGATCATGTAGGCTTCAGCTTCCAGGCGGCGGATATACCGCTCGCTGATCCATTCCTTCATGCCGGGGATCTGACCCAGCCAGGCATAGGTTTCGACCGCCGCGTTCGAGTTCACGATTTCCGCGAAGCGGGCATAGGTCGGGGCGGCGCCGTCGAGCGCGCCCTGAAAGATGGCCTTGAAGCCGGTGTTGATGGCGTCGAGACGCTCGCGCGTCAGGGTGCCTTTGGCGATGGGCATGGGTTGGTCCTCTGTCGGATGGGGGTCAGATTTCGACCCAGACGCCGCCGGCCTCGACCGCGCGGATGGTGCCGGCCACCGGCCGGGTGTTCGTGGCATGGGTCAGCGCCACGGTGTCGTTGTCCGCGACGTAGCAGGGGCTGCCGACATGGGCGCCGGTGATTTCGTCCGGCCCGGTCGAGTTGCTCAGCAGGAAGACCCCGCGCCGGACCGTGATGCGCTTCGCGCCCGCCGCGCCGCCAGCATTGTTCAGGGTCTCGTCCGCGATCCCCACCGTGACCAGGGCGGCGGTGGCCGCGCCCGGCACGGCGTTGCCGGCATTCAGCGCGACCAGGGTGCCCTTCCAGATCAGGGCGGCGGCGGCGACCGGATAGTCGTAGCGGTCGCCCTGCCGCTCCATCGTGTTGCGCTCGCTGTTTTTCATGCTGGCCTCCTCAGGCTCCCTTGGCCTTTTTGAAATCCTCGGCGCTCAGCCCCAGGCTGGCCGCCGTATGGGCCTCGACCTCGGTCAGGTCGCCGGCGGGGGTCGCGGCGGCGGGGATCTTCGGATCGGCGATGGCCTTGGGCAGGCTGGCGCAAAGCTGCTTGACCTGCTCGAAACCGTCGGCGCTGCCCTGGGCCAGCGCGATGTAATGCGCCTTCGAGGCGGGGGCGATCTTGCCCTCGGAAATGGCCGAGGCAATCACCGCCTCGATCTCGGCATCACGGCCCGCCTTCCGCAGCGACGCCAGTTCGGCCTCGGCCGTGTTGGCGCGGGCGATGGCCGTGTCGTAGTCGGCGCGCGGCATATACCTGTCGGGCGCGGGCGGCTTCCGGGCCGACGCCAGCTCGGTCTTGCCCTTGGCGATCTCGGCCAGGATGGACTCTTCAGTCGCGTCCTCGGACAGGCCGAGGGCGGCGGCGATGTTCTTCATGGGGTGGTCTCCGGGGGTTTTCGCCGTAGCCGGCTGTGCGGCCGCAATCGCGGCCATTGAAAATGCGGGACGGTTGACCAGACTGATCGCGTCCAGCGTCAGGATCTCCTGCGTCTCCATGTGGGCCTGGAATTCCGGGCTGATGAACCGGTATTCGCGGCCCTCGATCTTCGCGGCTGCTGCTTCGGTCCAGTCGATCCGCGCCCAGACGCCGTCGCCGCGCAATTCGACGGCCGTACACCAGCCCGCCGCCTGACTGTCCGTGCCGAAAAATGACCGATGCTCGTAATCGACCAGCAGCGGGAAGCTGCCCGCCTGGATGCGGGCGACCAGCGCGGCCGGATCCGGGATGCGGAAGAACCGCCCGTCATTGGCATGGATATCGGGGCCGAGTGGAAACACTTGCACCCAGTCCGGCGCTGTGATCGCGGCCGCGCCATCCGCGCGCGGCATCTCGAAGGCCAGCGCGGCAGCCTGCCGGCCATCGCGGCCGGTCCGGGTCGTGGAAGGAAGGGTTTGCGTCGGTGCCATGCAGCATGAGATAGCCGCCGGGCGGGCGAGGGGCGCTGGTAGCTTGTGCTACCAGAACCGCCTTTTTGCGGATGGGGTCGTGACCCCGCGCCACATGCGCCCGAAGCTAGACGCCCTACATCGTTTTTGAAAGCGATTTGAAAGCGAATGAGGCTGGTCGGGGCGCTCCCGGGTAGTCGGGGGCCGGATTGAAAGGCGAACCCGCCCAGCGGCGAAAAAATCGAAAGGGCGCAGGCGGCTTGATTTCGGCGCCCGGCGGGCGCATATTTGCCGTGAGGGCGAGCCAGCATCACTGGGCATGTTCCTATGACGGGATTGCGTCCGTCCGCCCTCAATCCTCACCTCAGCTTCAGCCACCGCGCGCCCTGCATCGCATTCGGCTGTGCGCGGCGAAACGACTTCAGGAAGACGAACTTGCCGTCCAGCGACTTCTGAAGCGCCGCGACCCAGTGCTTGCCGTCTTCATCCTCGATCAGGAAGTTGAAGTTCATCCCCGCCGCAGCCCGGCCCTCCTTCATGTCCCTGAACATCTCGCCCCGCTCCAGCATCCGCTGCAACAGGGTGTAATGCCTTGGACCGAAATCCAGCCGCTCGATCCGGTCGGCCTGCTTGGCGGCGTCCGCGACCGAGAAATTGACCACGCGCACCGCGGTATCCATCCCCGCCGCGACCTCCTCGGGCAGGACCGCGATCGGCGCCGAGATGCGCCCCGCGGCCTGCGTCGCCGGATCGCCCGGAACGTACCGAAACTCGCCGCCCTGGATCGCCCGCATCATCCGCGAATTCGCCAGATCCTCGACTGCCGCCCCGCGCGCGGCATCCGACATCGTGCTCAGCTTGCCGGCAAGAAACTCCTGCACGTTCCGTTCGCGGGTCATGCCGGGATTGCTCTGCCAGCCCGGATCGATGCCGTTCGGGATCCGCATCACCTCGCCGGTGCGGCGGTTCTTCCAGCGGAAACTGCCGTCATCCGGGGCCGGCTTATCGGGGTCGTAGCCAAGACGGCGGGCTACAGCAGGCGATACTTGGCGCACTCTGCATCTGCACAGCCAGCCATTGGGCGGATAGTGCGTGCGCCACCAGGGATGTTCCACCGGCAGGATGGTGCCCACCCACGTCAGATGCAGCGGCCGCTTGTTCTCGGCCGAGGACGTTTCGTAGACCAGATAGGGGCGGACATCCCGCGTAAACCAAGCCCGTTCCCACTGGCCCGCAGCTTTCGCGGTTGACATGTTCGCCCAGTAGATCGTCCGCAGCCGGCGCAAAGATCCCAACTGGACGATCTTCCCGGTCTTCGGATCGCGCGCCTTGCCCCACCACCCCTTGGACTTCAGCAGCGGTTCGAGGTTTTCCGCCCACGTTCCGAAATCCTTGTAATGGCGCCGCGCATCCACCAGCGATGCCTTCAGGTCCGCCAGGATGTCATAGCCGGTGGATTTGGCGACCGTGAACCCGACCGCATGCTCATGCGGCGCCCAGTCACGCCAGTCCCAGCTTGGCGTGATCTGCTTGCTGTCGAGATACCGGACAACCTCCTCCGGCGCCTCGGTGAAGATCCTGTCAGCGTCCGCCATCGCCCTCGCCACGCGCCCTCATGGTCAGGATCGCCAGCCGCCGGGCCAGCGCCGAAACGTCGGGCTGCATCCGGTCCAGCATCGCCTCGAATTCGTCGAAACTGGATGCCTCTTCCGCTGCCCTCAGGATCGGCTCGATGATCGGCCCCATGTCCGCCTCCCAATCCGCCAGCGCCTCGGCGATCAGCGGATCGTCCACATCCTCGGCCGAGGCTACATGCCGCGTGCCGCAGCCAGGGCAGGCGCCGTGCCCAAGGCGCATCGCCGCCGTCTCGACCGCGGTGGCCGGCGCTGCCGGCTGCGGCGCGGTCAAGATCGCCTCCCCGGCCTCGGGCAACCGCAGCCCCATGCGCTTGGCGACATCCGCCTGCGCGACCGGCTGGCCCAGCGGCACGATACGGGCCACCGCCTCGGTGAACGTCTTGATGTCCTCGGGATCCTCGACCGGCCAGGAC